TGGTTGTTCTGCCCTGCCACAACTGGTTGCGGGGCGATTCCAAGTTTCTCCATCAGCTTCTTCTCGCGGGCTTGCTGACGGAACAGATCGCGGTAATCGAGACCCAGCTTAGCCGCCTCAATCTCGTGGGTCGAGAGGCGACCTTCGATTCGCTTCAACGCCGCCTCAGTTTCCTTCAGCTCGTCGATCTGCCCACGGCTCGCACCAACCCAGCTGCACTGCACCAGGCAGTCCTTGACCATCGGCTCGTAGAACCAGGATGAGGTCTTGCCGGCAGGGAGCGGGAGGTTACCTGCGTTGATCTCCTCCTCCAACCACAGGGCGTAGATGAAGTTGGCGAACCGGTCGGCCACGATCTTCTTGCGAGCCTGCATGAACTTCCAGGTCTCGTTCATCGAAGCACGAGCTGAGCTGTAGTTCGTCTTGGTGTAGTCGCGGGAGAACTGCTCATAGGACAGACCAAGGCAGGCGGCGATGTGGCGCAGCAGCGACTCCTCGAAGCCCGTACCGACGCCACCCGGAGTACCCAGTGGCTGCATCTTCAGCTTGGTGCCTGGAAACAGGTGAGGCATCTTGACGCCGTCGACTGCGATGTTCTTGGAGTTCTCCAGGTAACTGCCTAGGGCGCCCATCCAGTTCTGCAGATAGCTAGCCATCGTCTCGAACGGCTTCTGTGCACCACCCATCTGCTGGAAGATCACATCACCCGGCAGCTCACTCTCGATGGCGGCGGCATAGGTGGCGTTGACCACGGCGTTCTGCAGGGTGATTTCCTGGAACTTCTTGGTCATCTTCATCTGCTTGAGAACGCTGACCATGTCGGAGATACCACGGGTCTGGTCAGGTATCAGCTGCTCGACGATATGGAGCATCTGCTTACGACCCCACGGCTTCTCGGCCGGAATGTAGGACCAGCTGAACTCCATGCCGTCGTGCATCTCGGTCTGGTAAGCCTTGCGAATCCAGTAGCCCAACGGGCGGCCACGGGCGTCGATCTTCACGCCACGGCGCAGGAAACGGTCGTCCATAGCGCCGTCAGGGTTGCACAGGCGATCCGGGTTGGCGATCTGCACAGCAGTGCGGAACGGGCGACCCGACTCCTCGATCCACTCGGCAGACGCCAGCACCTCGCCAGTCATAACGAAGCCGCCAACGACCAGGCGCACCATCTCGGTCAAGGTGTTGCGGCGAGTCGCATCGAGCCAGCAGTCCTGAGACTCGGCTACGGTGTTGAAGCGAGCTTCGACGATCTCCTGGAACTCCTCAGCCCACTCCTCATCCACGCCCAGGGCACGCCAGTTCGGCTGACTGTTTAGCCGGTACTGTGCACCAACGATATTGTCGCGGTTCAGGCTGATTGCGCCGTTGGCGTATCCGTCGTTCTGGACGATGTCGCGACCACGGGCGTCAGCCATCTGCTTGGCTGGGTTGATGATCTGGTCCGGGGATAGGATCGCCGGGTTCCAGTCGACGGTCTCACGACTCAGCCGTTCGGCACCTTCAAGTCCCCCGCCAATCGCTTGGTGAGTCAGCGGCGCGGCTTCTGCCGTGACAGTGATCTGTTTATCGGCCATTAGAAGGTGAACCTCATCGGCATCAGGTTGGTGCTAGGCGACTGGGCCGGTGGGCACAGGATTCGCTCAAGCTCTTGGATGTAAGCGTAGAGGGCCTGGCGGTTCGGTGCGGAGAACTCGACCTTCTCGCCGTTCTGATCCACGATCACACGGGCTTTTGTCCCGGTCATCAGGTCGTGGTACGCCTGCTTGGCCTCATCCAGGCGAGCCTGCAGAAGCAGTCTCTCTGCTGATGTCAATGTGCACGCCATGACGGCACCCTCTGCTGTTGTGCGAACCACCGGAAGTAGAGTTGCCGGCGCAACATTACGCGATCATCTTCGCGAAGTTGCCGAAATCATAAGCAGCGTCATTGGCTTGAGCAAATCTTTTCGCCTCGCCAGGTTGACTGACCATATCGTTTGTGTCCCATTCACTCGCCCAACGTGGCGGATTGGCCCAGTTGATGCCTTCAACCAGTAGCAGTTGAGACACGCAAACGCCAATGCAGTAGTACAGCAAGTCCCAGCCCTCGTTTCGCGAGTGTGGCGCCAGCTCCCAACCCTTCGGTGTACGCCGCTCTGAGCACAGCTCCATGAACCACCAGTCTGGCAGCCAGTCGCCGAACATGATCATGCCCTTGCCCGGCTCGATGCAGTCCAGGCGGGAATGCAGGCCGTCCTTCAGTACGTTGGAGTTGAACAGCAGCACAGGGACATCGCCGCGAGCTGCCGAGAACTTGTCCTTGTGCGAGGCGTCGGGGAAGTTGATGCGAGCACGCGGGACTCCGGGGTGGTTGTCACCCTTGGTCAGGTGGAAGCGGCCGTGCAGGTTGTCCTTCAGCAGTCTGCGGTAGAAGTTGTAGGCCATCGTGGTGGTCGATTCACCCTTACCCTTGGCGTAACCACCCGAGTCGCAGGTGGTCATCTTCACCGCCATACGCCGACCTGAGCCATCCGCCAGCTCGTAAGTCCGGTCCATAACCTGCTCGATCAACAGGTCCCAGTCCTCCAGGTAGGTCGCGGGCTTCACCCACTCGCGTTCACCGCTTGCGTCCTTACGCTTGGACTTCCTGATGCGGAAGCGGTCTATCACGATGATGTCGAACGGGTTACCTGGACAGATGCCGTGGACCTGCACGACGAACATATTCTTTTGCACGTCGACGTTGGCCACCAGGAATCGCACCCCAGCAGGGATCAGTGGGACCAGGTGTCGCACCTCACCCTTCGGGGCACCCGCGAGGCGGTCGATCAAATCCTTGT